ACGTTGTATCAGCTTTAGGTAATGGTTCATCTAACGCAGGTGCAGATATGTTAGATAAGTTTATGACTGACGTTAGAGAAAAAACTATGGGGAGAGAAAGACAGATTAACCAAATAGGATAGGAGTAATAATGAAAGTCGTTCCTGTTGAACCCATAGCAGTAGAATTATTTTGGGATAAAATTAAACCCTTAATTAAAAAAGCAACAGATTATTCAGGTGGTAGGCACACTGTAAGTACAACAAAATATTTATGTGAAACAGGTATGATGAATTTATGGTTAGTTTTTAAAGACGTTAAAAACATTGAAGCCATAATAACCACACAAAAAGTTATTTATCCTGCAAAAACAATGATGTCAGTTGTTTTATGTGGTGGTAAAAATATGAATAAATGGGCACGTTTAGCTATTAATACTATAAATGATTATGCTAAAAAAGAAAAGTGTACTGGAGTTGAAGTCATGGGTAGACCAGGGTGGAGAAAAATATTTAAACAACATACAAAATATAAGGAAAGTTATGTCTTATTTGAAAAAGATTTCTGATTTTATAATAGAAAAAGTATTACCAATTAAATTTAAAGTTTGGTTATTGGACAGACTTGCATGTGATATTGCCAATCAAGGTGAAGATGGTGATACTGAACTTGCACATATAAATTCATATGAAGCTAAACTACTAAGGTCAGTTGGTGGTTCAGGTACTATTAATAAAACTACAGGACTTAAACAATATAAAGGTGGTGGTGGTGGTTCACCAGCTCCTGCAGCTACATCTACAGTTGTAGAAAAAGCAGAGTTTCCTCCTGAACTCAGACCATTTATTACTGACATACTTGAGAAAGCTCAAGCTCAAGAACAGGCAAGATTAGCAGCAGGTTACCCAGTATACCCTGGTCCACGTATCGCCCAGTTTACTCCTGAAGAAAGAGCAGCTCAAGCAGGTATAGTTAGTTTGGTAGGTTCACAAGAACCAACATTTGACATAGCTAAAGGTTTAACTGCAGCTAGTGCATTAGAAGATACTTCAGGTGCAATACAACAACGTATGTCTCCTTATATGCAGAATGTTGTAGACATACAAAAGAGAGAAGCTGAACGTGGTGCTGAAGCACGAAGACAACAACTAGCTGCTCAAGGTGTTGCTGCAGGTGGTTTTGGTGGTTCACGAGAAGCATTAATGCAGTCTGAGTTAGAAAGAAATTTACAACAACAATTAGGTGATATACAAGCAACAGGACAACAAGCTGCATTTCAACAAGCACAACAAGGTCTTGCTAATCTGAGACAAAGACAAGCTCAAGCAGGTCAACAGATGGCAGGGTTTGCTCCATTACAATCAGGTGTACAATTTAAAGAACTTGGTGCACTTGCAGGTATAGGTGAACAGAATAGACAACAACAACAAAAAGCATTAGACTTAGGATTCCAACAGTTTAGAGAAGAACAAACTTATCCTGAAGCTAGTTTACAACAATATCAATCTATCATTCGTGGGTTCCCACTACAACCAACAACTACACAAACTCAGCAATCAATACTACCTACACCTTCATTAGGACAACAACTAATAGGTATGGGTACTGGTGCATTAGGTCTAGCAGGTGCAGCTAAAACTTTATTTAAAGAAGGTGGACCACTTAAACCAATACCTGAAGGTAATAAAGGTTTATCTAAATTACCTACAGATGTAAGAAATAAAATGGGTTTTATGAAATCAGGTAAGAGACCAAAGATAACTAAAAAACAAAATAAGATGTACAAAGAAATGTTGTACGCAATGTTATCAGATGGTAAAAGAAAAGACATGAATGGTGACATAAGTGAGATAGCTGACATCATGAAAGAAAAAGGTATTGCTACATTATCTCAAGATGGTGGTGTTGTTAAGTTAAAAGATTCATTTGGAACTATAGGTAGTAATATGCCTTTTGATACTAGTATGTATTCACCATCTAAAGAGGAAAAAGAATTACAAAAGAGAAGACTTGAGTTAATTGAAGAGGTAGGACAAGATATTATAAAGAGTCCTGAAGAGATTGCTAAAGAACAAGATGAAGCTAAACAATCTTCTAAGTTACAAGCTTATATACAACTTGCACAATTAGGTGGAGATGTGTTAGCTGCTGACCCAAGTAGAGGTACATTAGCTGCAGTTGGTCAAGCAGTATCTAAAGCTGGTCCAGAATTTGCAAAGATTGCTGAAGATTATAAAAAAATTGGTAGAGGTGAAAAAGAAAAAAGAACTAAAGAAAAATTACAACAACTAGAATTATTGGATAAAAAATCTGAAGCCATGAAAGAAACAAGAATGGAAGACTTAGCTATTCAAAAAACTATTTCTGAGATTCAAGAAAATTTATTAACTGCTGCAAGTCAAGGTGGTTATACTACTGCTAAACAACAAGATGATATTCTTGCAGGTGGTAAACAAATGTTTAAATTAGCAGGTGAAGAATTAGGTTTTGAATATGATGAAGCAACTAAACAATTTGTTAATATACCTGGTATAACAACAAAAGGAACTAAAGCAGATGCTACTGATTTAGCTGCAGAAGCATCAAGAATATATGCAGATGGAATTAGAAATCGTCAGTTAGTAGATGCTATAGATATATTCCAAAAAGTTGCTAGAAGAAAATATCCTAAAAATGTTACACCTCCAGCAGGTGGTACTGGTGGTACTGGAACAGGTACTGGTGGTACTGGTGGTACTGGTGGTACTGGGACAGGTACTGGGGGAGCTATGAATATATTAAATCAGTTAAACCCAACTCCTCAAAATAAAATTCCATAGGTAAATGTTAATATGGCACTTAATATTAATACAGAAGAGTTTAGAAATACAGCAAAAGAATTAGATGACCTTGCTAATCAAGGCACATTAAATAAAGATAGTGCTCAAAAAATAATAACTAATAAGGGTTTTAATACTGAAGAATTTATAGAGGGATATAAAAAACTTAATGAAATGTCTCCAGAAGAAAGAGATAAAGCATCTGAATTAACTGGTATAGGAATTATAGATGTACCTGCTAGACTTGTGGGTAGAGCATTGGGTGAAACTGGTAGAGGTATAGCTGATATATCTCAAGCTATTGCTCCTAAATTTAGTAAAGAAGTTGCTGAGATTGGAAATAAAATAGGAGCTATTGTTCCTGAAGAAGTAAAAGATTTTGCTGATGAAATATTTGACCCTTATCATGGGTCAGGTGTTTATGGTGAAGGTGAGGAAATGGTAGGTAACGTATTGTCCTATTTTGTCCCTGCCACAGGTATACTTAAAGCTACTAAAGGTGTTTCAAGTTTAGCTAAAAATAGTAATACTATTAGAAGTGCTCTAACTAGAACTAAAAGAACTCTTGGTAGAAAGGGTAGAAAAGGTGCACGTATCGCAGGTTATGGTGGGGTTGGTGCAGCTTCAGCAACAATTATTGAAGACCCTGCTGAAAATACAATTAATATTCTTAGAGAACAATTCCCTGAATCAACACAATATTTAGATAGATTTGCTATTAATCCTGAAGATAGTGAAGCTAAACAATACCTTCAATCCTTTATAAATAATTTAGGATTAGAAGCTGCTTTGTTTGGTGGTTTAGCAGGTCTTGCAAAAACATGGAATAAAACTAAAAATATAAGAAGAAAATATATTACACAACCTTTAAAGTTAGATAAATTTTTAACTGGCTTTTCTTCAAGACGAGGTATGTCTGATGACCACTTAGCTAAGTTTATTAAGAGAGATGCAGCAGCTAAAAATTCTTTAGAGTCAGCTATTGAAGATTCTAAACAACTTGAGAAAGCTATGAAGTCTTCTAAGTTTACTTCAAAAGAAAATGTAGATTTAGTTAATGATGCCTTACAAGGTAACTCTATTGCATTAGATGCTTTACCTGAAAATGTTAAAGGTATTGTTAATAGTATGAGAGACAAGATAGATAATCTTTCAGGTTTCTTTTTAGAAAATAATAGAACATCTGGTTCTTTATCTGCAACTATAGATGAAAATTTAGGTGCATACATAACTAGAAGTTATGAGATGTTTGACAATCCTGAGTATTATGATAAGATTCAAAAAGCTATAAAAAAGAATAGACCAAACATAGAAGCAGGACAACTGGTTAGTATAACTGATGAAGCAGTTAAAAATATGTCAGACTATTTAATAAATGATTTAAAGTTACAACCTCGTAAAGCTGCACAGGCATTGGATGAATTAATGGCAGACTATGCAGAAAAAACAGGAAGAGGTGAACAGTTTGATATAGGTGAATTTTTATTCTCATTAGGTAACTCAGCAAAAAAAGCTTCAGGAACAACTAAAGCATTTCAAAAAAGAGAAATATTACCAAATAAAATAAAAGCTTTTTTAGGAGAAGTAAAAGACCCTGGAATTAATTATGTTAATGCTTATCAAAAACTTGCAGTATATAAAGCTGAAACTGAATTTTTAGAAGAACTTGCTGATGATTTAATTAAGAGTGGTGCAGCTAAAAGAGTAAATGCTAAAACAGGTGAATTACCTGATTCACTTGATAGGACTACAATGGCAAGAGCAGGTGATGTAGCAGCAGAAAGATTAGGTAAAGTATTTGGTAGAGGTGTTGTTTCTTCAGGTAAAATAAGAAATCCTTTTGATAGTTTATATGTTGATAAGAATTATGTTGATACACTTAAACAAGGACTAGATGCTATTGACCCAAGTAAAAGTAAAATATTTGATGCTTATGTAAGATTAAAAGTTGCAACTCAAATGGGTAAAACTGTTTACAATCCTGGAACTCATGCTATAAACGTATTAGGTAATGGTATGTTTATGATTTCAAATGGGTTTGTTCCAGGTGCTAGTGGTTTAAAAGATGCAGGTGAATTTGTAATATCTAAATTCACTGGATTAAAGAATGAAGATTTAACAAAAAGATTTAATAAATATAGAGAACTTGGTATAACTGGAACAGACCTTGCACTTGAAACTATAAGAACTAATTTAGATAGAATATCTAGTAGACCTGAAAAGTATTTTAAGAAAACATTTAAACCTTTAGATGTGATAAAAAAACCTATTGGTTTTATACATAATAAAATAAAAGATGCTTACCAATTAGAAGATGATGTATTTAAAATAATGCATTTTGAAAATACAAAAGATTATTTAAGAAAAGCTTATACCAATATAAGTGAAGAAAACTTAGATAAAATGGCAGCACAGAGAACTAGAGATTTATTACCTAATTATAAAATAGCTCCTAAGAATATTAAAAAATTAAGAACTATGCCCTTTGGGGATTTTGCTACGTTTGCAACTGAATCTGCTAGAGTTGCTAAAAATTTAATTAAATACACAGTTCAAGATGCTTTAAGTGGGAATGAAGCATTAACAAAAATGGCAGCTAGAAGATTAGCAGGTATGACTGTTGCAGGTTTAGGTGCAGAAGCATTACATAATAAATCTAAAATGATGTTTGGTATTTCAGATGACCAAGAAGAAGCATTAAATACAATAGCTGAACCTTGGGAGTATGGTGTACCTCAAATATATTTAAGTGGTGTAGAAAAACAAGGTGGTAAAAATGTAGTTAAAAGTGTATCAACAGGTAGACTTGACCCTTTTATATTTCCAAAGATGACTGCAAAGTTTTTACACAGAATATTTAATGACCCTAAGTTTACACCTGAAAGATTAGCTAATATAAAAAATGACCCTGAGTTAGCTAAGTTTGCTATATCAATGTATGACCAAACTTTATCACCTTTCATTGGAACTTCAATAGCTACTGATGCTCTATTAGATGCTGTGGCAGGTGTTAGAGGTAAAGGAGATGTTGACTATGCAGAAACTGCTTTAAAGTTTCTTGAAGGAACTATATCACCAAGTCTAGTTCAGTTTTTAAAAAATAGAAAAAAATATGAGATTGAAGCTCAAAGAAAAGAACCAGGTTTAAGAGATAAAGGTTATCCAAGTAATGCTTTATTTTCTGAGAGAACTAAAGGTGTTCCAGGTGAAGCTGATTGGGCAGCATTAACAGGATTTAAAACAAGATTAGTAGATATTGATTCTACAATTCCTTATAACTTACAATATAAATTAAGTGATTTAGAAAGAAATAATGAAGTATCAGATTTAATAAAAAAGAAAACAAAAAGAAAATTTAATCTTAAAAAATATTTAACAGAAGGTAATTTACAAATAAATAAACAAGATATAATTGATGCTAAGATAAGAGATGAAAAAAGAAAGATAAGAAAAGAAAGAGAGATACGAATGTATCTTAAAAAATATAAAGACTTAGGGTTAAGTATAAATGACATAATAAGAATAATGAAAATAAAACCAGGGACAAAAGTTGGTAATAGATTATTAAGAGATATTATCTTAATAGATAGAAATAAACACATGCCTATACTAGAATCAGGTTCAAAAACTGATGTAGAAAATTATATTAGAATACTTCAAGAAGAAGGAGTTGAAAATCCTTTTCCTGATTTAATGGAAATAAATAATAAAATAATAAATAAGGAAATAGAATGAACAGTAGAGATTCATTAGAAGCACGACTAGCTGCACTTGAAGCACGTAATGAAGAGCAACACAAAGAGGTTGCCAATAAACTAGAAGCTGCTTTTGAATTAATACATAAACAAACAGAGATTATATCAGGACTCAGGGCAGACTTAGCTAGAGGTTCAGGTGCCATTAAGATGTTGTTTATTGTAGGTGCTGCATTAGGTTTAATATATACATGGATTAAAATGATATGATGTGGTGGACAAAACTTAAAAAAAAATTTTCAGATGCAGATAATATTATTGACTTTAGTGTTGATGTACTTATCATTATATTTGACGTAATGACTACACCATTACTAATACCTATACGAATAGGTAGATATTATATTAAAGGTTTTTTTAAATCAATGTGTAAGAGATTTCTAAAGAAAACTTATCATAGGTTGTATGATAAAGAATGACGTTAGTAAACTTAACAGATAAAGCAAAAGAACATCTAAAGAATCTTGCTAAAGACCACGACAAAAAATATGTTCGTTTAGAAGTTAAAGGTGGTGGATGTGCAGGTTTTAGATATGACTGGTCATTTGATAACTACATACAAGATAGTGATGACTTTATAGAGTTTGAAGGTTTTACTTTATTAATTGATAAATCAAGTTTACTTTATTTAATGGGAATGACTATTGAATATAAGAAAGAAATATTTGGTAGCTTCTTAGAACTAAAGAATCCTAATGCAACAAGTAGTTGTGGTTGTGGAGAAAGTTTTGGAGTATGACATATAGTAAAAAATTATTAGACCATTATGAAAACCCAAGAAATGTAGGGTCAATGGATAAAGAAAATAAAGATGTAGGTACAGGTTTAGTAGGAGCACCTGCCTGTGGTGACGTTATGAAGCTACAAATTAAAGTAGGTGATGAGGGTGTTATAGAAGATGCTAAGTTTAAAACATTTGGATGTGGTTCAGCTATTGCTTCTAGCTCGTTAATAACTGAATGGGTTAAGGGTAAGAAGATTGATGAAGCGAATAAGATAAAGAACACAGAGATAGCTAATCATTTAGCTTTACCTCCAGTAAAGATTCATTGTTCTGTGTTAGCAGAAGATGCAATCAAAGCTGCAATATCAAATTATAAGGAAAAGAATGAGAGTAAAAACTTACTGTAGAATAATTATATTTTTATTTATAGTGGAGATATTTATGCACATTGCTGAAATAGGCTTTGATGTAGAAGCACATTATAATTGGACAAGTATATTATATAAGTAGCCAACTGTGAAAATTGGACAAAAAAATACCCCTAGTTATTAAGTTAGCTAGGGGTTTTTTATTTACTTATCAGATTTATTTTCAATAGTAAGTGTAGACATTTCATCTTTCACTTCTTTTATTTCATTTTCATAATGCTCTTTTTGTTCTTCAAGATAATCTAATCTAGCTTGTAACTTTTTTTGTTGAGCTTCTTGATACATCTTTTCAGATACGACCATTACTTTTGGTCTCATTAAATCAAAATGATTATAGAACATGTTGTCCAATAACATCATAGTATTTCTCCTTTTAGTTTATTATCCCTTAATAGGCAATAATGTTTTTATTAACTAGGTTTAAGCCATACCTTTTAAAGCATATGGCTTATACCAAAAAAATAATGCTATTACTTTTCAGCACAAGCATATGAATTAATTTCTAAACCTACAGAAATTTCTGTTGCAACAGGTTTTGTCCATTGTTTCATATTATTTCTCCTTCCATGTTTTAATTCCTTTCTCAGCACCTCTACTTATGATATAGCCACCAATACCAATCTGTAATAAATCAAACAGTTTCATAATAACTGCGTCTGATAAATTCTCAGGATGTATTCCAAACCAATACATAAATAAAAGTAACAAGAAAGATACCATAGTTAATGGTCTCCAATTACGTTGTAACCAACCTTCACCTTTAGCTTCAGCAACCACTACAGATGCAGCAGCTTTTTCTATGTCTGCTGAGTGCGTAACTAGTGCTTTGTTTAATTCTGATTGAGCCTTTGCTTGAGCAGCTTTATCAGGAATTATTCTATCAATTACTTTACCTAATATAGGTGCAATCATTGGTAATAACATAATATTTCTCCCATTTATATGTATTATAACTCATATTTATCTAAAAGAAAAGAGTTAATTTATTATTTTTGTTCATCTTACATTTACCTTCAAGGCAAATTAAGTCATTGTTTTCATTAGTTTTTTGATAATACTTATGAAGAGGACTAGTGTAAAAGTAAAATGAACCCTCCTGCATAGGTATATAATATTTTTTAGTGCCAGGTCTATTGTAATAAAACAAAGCTGAACTTGAGTTACCTATATGTATTGGTAACACAAAGTAACAATCAGCTTTATGATTTAAATTACAATACGTACCATCTTCCTGAATTATTTCAAATGCAGGAGATGAGTATGTGTCTTCAAATGTTAAATCTTCTACATACATATTGTTTAACATTTGTTTTACTTTAAATAATAATGAAGGAAACTTTTCAAAGATAATTGGATTGTAAGTTAAACACTTATCTTTGTAAGTATCTTCAGTATCTGTGTTTTCTTTTCCTGAACCTAATGAAAATCTATCATAATATTTTGACCAAGAATCTTTTAAATCCATTACTGATTTATAGATTGCCTGACAATCTCTATCTTCTATAAAATTTTTAATCGTTATTGAAGAGAGTATTTTCATACTTAGGATGTTCCTTTCTTCCACCTGTCTTCCATAACTCAGAAACAAGAGTACCTTCTCCATATAGTTCCATATGCATATCAACATCTTGTCTTTGAAATAATTTTTCACAATCTTGTGCCATAGCTAGTAACTCGCCTGTAGTCCAGAACTTCTTATTATTTGTAGTAACGTGTAAGTATTTACCTTTACCTGTTGTACTATCAACTGCATCTTTATCTTTAGGTTCATCCATTGAACAATCAAAACCATATAGTTTAAAGTTTCTAAATCCTAATGTATGCCCAACACTAATGGCTCTCATTGCTGCACAAGTACCACCAGTTAGTAGAACTGTATCATCAGGTATACCTAATTCTTTTGGTATAGTAACTTTATTATCTGTGTTCTTCTCAACAATAGCATCTGAGTAGGCATTCCAACCCACTATCTTTGCACTCTTATCTTTTAAGAAATCTACAACTGAGGTATCAGTCATAGATGATACAAAGAATATAGTTTCTTTAGGTATCTCTTTAAATAATTCTTTACGAACAATACCATGTGTACTTGTACCTTCAATAGGTCTAGGGTCAAGTATGTTACATGCCCAAGGAACTATACCTTCTTTTAAAAGCATAGGTAGTGAATGTTTAACACACATAATTTTATTTTGTGTTGACTTGAGATAGTCTTTATACTTTAAAAATGAAGGACCACCTGATACTATGTTAAGTATCTCTCCATGTGGTCTAGCTTTAGTTAACCATTTATTAATTGACTGTACATTATTCTTAATATTATTTCTAATATAATCAGTAGGCATACAGTCTTTTGGTTTAACAATTATTGGAACGTGATTGAAACTTTCAGGGAGTTTATCAAGATTAGATTTATGAAGAACAACAGCAAGATGAGTAATACCACCACCTGCCACTGGGTCATTAGATGGAAGAACTTTTTTGCGTAGCTTTTTACTAAGGGCATCAAATACTTTATTTGTTCCTTTATGTTCATCAACTACTTCCTTTCCTTTTTCATCTTTAGTAAAGTAATCATCAAATACAACAGCAGGTATATCCTTTGTCATATTATAATCATGCTGAACAGTTTCAAAACTATGACCACCATCTAAATATGCAATGTCAAAATCTTTTTGTTGTGTTAGTGTTACTTTAGTATCACCCTTAACTAATTTAAATTCAAAGTTTTTGTTCATTTTTTCTTTAACAAAAGTTTTAAATTCTTTTAGTCTATTATTAACTGCTTCATAAAGATTGTGTGGTTTAGTATTCATTTCAGTTGCATCAGTAAATTCATCTGCATCTTCAAATAAATCATAACCTTCATAGTAAACTTTGTCTACGTTGTCAAAAGCTGCCAGTGCCATTTCAATAGCACGACCACCATTCCATGTACCTGTCTCCAGTATTCTTGAAAACTTGTAATGTCTGATGACATCTGCCAATTGTTTGTACCTCTTTGGACCAACGACATCAGGTGTGGTCTTATCAGATAACAAGTCCTTCCTATTACCCTTGAAGTGTTCAAAGTAATTTGCCAAAGGAGAATTATTAAACGCATCTAAACCTCTCACGTCTGGTGTTAAACTATGTTTCTTTAAACCATGTGCACCATAGATATTAAATAATCTTTCAAAGATAAATCCATCATGCCATTCTCTATATGAAAGAACTTCGTGACTATTATAAAGACCTCTCATATCCCCTAGTAAATCAAGGGGTGGGACAGTATTAAGATTAAAAGCCATGAAAGATGTTTCACTATAGTCCACATCCTTCCTACCTAAGTGGACGAGTTCAGAACCTAGGGGAATGATTCTAAACAAGTCTTGTTTATTAACAGGCTTTTTAAGGATAATGTCAGCATCTAACCATACTACCCACCCAGCTTGTACACTCTTTTCTACCAACTTGAAGGAGAAGTCAGTCAGAGCATACACTTTGTGACACCATTTAATGGCATCTAATCTCCAGTTATAAGGCATCTTACCACCTTCAGTACCATCATGAAGTTTCATTTCTTCACGATAGGTAATCATTTCATCTACCTTATTAAGATTTTTAAATGTTATTTTATTTGATTTAGGAAACTCTTTTATCTGTTCATCAGTAAAGTCATGATAGTAAGCAGTTAAATGTAAATCATCAGCCATAAACTTTACAACTGAGTCAATCATTTTCTTTGCATAAGTTTCCCATCCCTTTGGACTAAAGGAAGTTACGATATTTATTGTGTCTTTATTCATATTAATATGTTACCATCTTTGTAGGTCTTGTTTCATTTATAGTATTTCTATATAAAAGCTTTTCATCTTCCCAGTCTTGAGCAAATTGCATGGTTGCAAACTTACCACCAAACCAAGGACCACCAAGAGAAAAATGTATAGCATTAGGACTTTCTTTTAATTCTGAAACACCAGGAATATGATTCCAACTAGCAGGTATCTCTCCTATCTGGTCATCACTTGTCCATTTAAATTGATGTAGGTCTAAACCTTTCATAGTATTTACATCATCACTTGTTAAATTTTTTACATCTTTATGTTTCATATTAAATAACATTAGAGAAGACCAAAGTTTCTTATCATATCCAAGTTGCTTTTGATTATCCATCTTAGTATCTTCAGTAGGTTGCCAGTCAAACTTAACACATGCAACAGCTTTATCAGCATAGTTCTCTTCTACAAACTTAAATAGTTTATCTATATCTCTAAGAAATAAAAAATCACAATCACAAAACATAACCCAATTTTTCATCTTATTTATCTTAGCTAGGTGAGGACATAGGAATCTAGTATGACTAAACTCTGTTGAAAAAGGTTTGTCATCTAGCACATCATATTTTTGTCCTTCATTATCTTCTCTCCACTCTCTAGTAAAATGACCACTACTTCTTAAATGAGAAACATTTAAATCAATGATTGTTAAGGGTCTTGAGCTATGTCTAGCTAATGAATTTTCACATACTCTGTAAGCTATATCTTCACGAGAATCATAACCTATAAAAACAAAGTTAGTTTGTTCTTTAGGTAAAGGATGAATTATTTCTTCCTTATGTGTTGTTCTTGCATTTATAAACATATTTATTCCTTAAATAAAACTTGAACTAACTAAAACTATTAAAAGCATATAAAGTCCACCAATTATTATTCTTTTCATTTATCTTTCCTTTCAGTTTCATCACACCAATTACAAGGCTTACCTTTTTCTGTACCTATAATATCTTTTTCAACCTCACAATAATGTTCCCACATATTATTTCTATATTTTAAATAATCATTAACTGTTAATTGATTATTAAATAAATAATTATATATTCTTTTAATCATAAAGTCAATAAAAAATTAAACTATTTCACAAGCACCTGCAGTACATGCAAGTTCTTTTGATGAAGTAGTTGTATCTTCCTTCTCATAGTTAGTTAAGTCCATCCAATTAATATTTCTTGGGGTCTTAGCTAACCATTCTTCATAAGTTTTCTTATCAACTTCTTGATAAGGTGCTTGTTTGTATGAATGGTCAGAGTGTGGTAAGAATGAAACACCACTCATTACATCAAAGTTTTCGTACACCCATGCACCAACTTGTAACCACTCCTCTTCTTTTACATAAACTGTAATTGAAGGTTTGTGTTCACACCAATGTAGCTGATACATCTTCCATATCTCTAGTTGTTCAATAGCAGATTTAGCATCTCTCATAATTGAACTTGTTGGAGACTTCATAGGAAAGTATATAACCTTTGTATCATTAGGTTTCATTACATCATCTTCACCATAAAAACCTTTGTCTAACATCATGTCGCACAATGGGTCTTTTTTATCTGCTCTAACAGTTCTAAGATAGTAAGGTGAATAACGTGGGTGAATACCTGAAGCTGAGTCAACTAATTGTGATACAGTTCCTGAAGGTTTCACACAAGTAATAGCAGTAGCTTGGTTAACTCCTAACATCTCTGCCCACTTTTTATTTGTTTTAATTGAATGTTCTTTAAGATTAATTAACATATCTTTTAAAGCATTCTGATTAAATATATCACCTGCTAAAACTTTGTGGTCCATGATACCAGTTAATGAAACACCTAGTAATCTTTCCTCTTCAGTATTATCTTTCCATTGTTTAGTTAAATATCTAAAGTCTGATAAAGTTGATTGAAGTGTACCAAAGATTGTAGCTATCTCTACCTTTTCTTTTAAAGTTTCTTCAGTATCATCAGGTCTTACAACTACTTCAGATAAATTACAGAATTGTTTATTTCGTAGAACTATTTCTGAACATGGATTAGTTCCAAAATCATATTCACCATCTCTTCTACCTGAACGTGTTGCCATCTTTTGTGATGCAACTCTATTAAAGATACCACGTTCACCTGATTTAGAATCATAAAGAGATACCCACTCTTTCATAAATGTACCTATGTCAGGTTTCTCAGTGTAGGCTACAGAGTTATTAGCATAACTTCTTTGTGGATTATTGTCCCACCATTGACCAGTCTTTGCATCTCTCATTCTAATATCTGAAAGATTAGACAAGCTAATTAAAGCTGAACGTCTTACACCACCACAAACAACTACGTCTGCAATCTTACATACAATATCATGACACTCAATGCTTGTTAGTTTTCTACCACTAGCTTTTTGAAATGTCTCAATACTAAATTTAAATAAATCTCTTAATGGGTCAGGACCACTAGCACGTCCACCAAATGTTTTTAGTTTAGCACCTGCAGGTCTGACAAGAGACATATCAAATTGTGGTATCTGTCCTGCATATAACATAGCAATAAGTTCACGATAAGACTTTGCCCAACCTATCTTACTGTCTCTAACTTTAATAACTGTTTCAGTTGTATGAAACTTCTCTGCAATCTCAGGAAGTTTATCAACGTACTGTCTTTCAACACTAAACCCTACACCAGTACCACACATAAGTATGTACATTATTTCATCAAAGGTTCTTACATTATCAATAGCAACATATGAACAGTTAAATCCTGCTACATTATCTTTGTCTAAGGCAGGACCTGCAGTCATCAATGCTCTCATTGAAGGCATAACTTTTAATGTAGTGATAGCATCAACCCATCTATCTCTTTCTTTCTTATCTAATTTTTTATTAGTTAGTTTCTCATAACGTCCTTGCATATAACTAACATATCGTTCAACAGTTTCACTCCATGTTTCTCTTCTGTTTTCTTTCTCAATCCATCTCGCATAACGAGAGATGGCAATATAGTTTTGATATTCAGTTGGTAACATAATTAATTCCCCTTTCTATTTTTATGTTTAATTCTATCATAGCTATCTTTATAAGTCAATAAAGCATTTATATGATTACGAACAAAGTTAGTTCGTTTTAATGTTAATATTTCCATAGCTACCCCTCGCATATAGTTTGGTTCAATATCTGCGAGTTCGCATATGTATTCAAAGTCATCTTTACGTTTACCATTTTTAGTAGTAAACCATAAGATAGCTTCACGTTTATACTTATGACTTTCCAAGTCTTGAGTATCTTTTTGTGTAGCATCAAGAAGTGCTTGTAAAATAACTGCAAGAAATAATGTTCTTTCAGCACTTGTTGAGCTGACCATGTTCTGTTCAATTGTGTGTAAAAAATTATCATGTTGTAGCATTATACCAATGTGTAGGAATACCATCACTAATTTTACAGTAATCAAAGTTATGTTTAATACACCACCCTGCATAAGTCATAGTACCACCTTTGTTTAACTTTTTATTTGGATTATCAAACGCAAACCTAATTAAAATTTTAGGATTACATTTTCTAAAAAACAAATGTTTCTTTCTCATCTCTATTGTTAATCGTCCTTTAACTTCTATGTAAGTACCATTAGGTAGTAAGAAGTCAGGACAATAAGTTTTAGTTTCATGCCACTCATAGCTATATTTAGTAGGTTCATATTTAACTCTTATTTTTTTATCTTTAAAAAATTTATAAACCTTTTCTTCTGAACCACTTCTAAACTTCATTTAATATTCCTCATATGAAAATAGTTTCGTATATGTAAGCATGTAAATACTACGCACATAAGTAACATATAATAACTGTCAGATAATAATGACCATGTAATCCATATTATATTTGAAACCATACCATATAAGGGTGCATAGTTATCTTTATTACCATACACCCACACAGTAATCACTGCAGAAATTGCAGCTAGTAATTCAAATACACTAACCAACATCACTTAATTCTACCTCAATTACATCAGGTTCTTTTACAACCTTGGTCAAGTATCTTGGTCCATTCGCATAGATAAATTTTCTAAGTCCTTTCCCATCATTAGCATCCTTCCAACAATCAACTTTATAAGCACAGTAGGAACAGCCAACATCAAGTTTACGATTACCACTAGCACCATCTGCAATATCGTCATAACACTTGCTAGGAACTGTATCACTTGCGACAACATTTTTAAGATGTAAGACCCTATCTTTCGCATTTATCATCTCCATATCGTGGACAGACATTAAACATATACGTCCACTCTGTTTATCAATAGCAAGAAAAGCACCACCTTTTTTACTTTGTGCATCAGCATAAGCTGACAACTGTGCAATGTAACCAAAGGGGTCATCTTTTAAGAGTGAACGATTAGAAAACTTTTTAAATGAATAAGCACTGGCTGATTTACAATCAGTAACAACACCATCAATCTCACAATCTTGGTGTCCCATAACTCCTTCAATCTCTAATTCTTTTTGTTCATTCTTTACTTCATGTCCTGCAGTTTTAGCTAATAATAAAAGTAACTCTTCAAGTATATGACCATAAGTAAATTTTATTTTTGCCCATGCAGGTAACTTTTCTTTTGTTATATCTCGTGACTGATACCACACCTGTCTATCAGGTTTACCAATCTGAGACATTCTTAAATTATTATTCTCAGAACGTGTGTTGAATAATTGTAGTACACCTTCCTTTACTCTTTCAGCAAACAACTCCATATCTTTTTCACTGGGTTGTGTGCCATTAGTAATAGTTTTGTACATGTCTTCAACTAAAGTATCAATATTTTTCATACAAAAAAATAGGGGTGAGTTATTAACTACACCCCCATCTCCTTTTAAGGTTAAGGTTAAGCAGGTACTTCTGCAAACTCTGAAGTTGAAGTTGAAGCACTAGGTGCATCAGGAATTTCTTCAAACTCACTTGCAGTAGTATTACCACCTTCATAGGCAACTAGGTTTACAACCTGAATAGCTTGTAAGTCAGCACTCTTACCACTTCTACCAGTTGGTTTATGAGTCCATTCGTAAGTTTTATATAAAACATTTACTTCTGAACCATTACCAATCAAAGTATTTTGAAGTGGACGTTTCATACCATCCATTACATCAGGTGCTTTGTTTGCACTACCATCTTTTCTTTTAGCTTTTCTTTTGATGGTAACAAAGTCTCCTCTATCGTCACCTTTGTTTTTAATAGATAGACCATCAGCTTCAGCTTTCTTTTTGTTTTCAGCATCAACTGCTAGGTCTACAGAATAGACACCATCTGCATCAAACGTAGTGTTTGGTGATACAACTGATGCCCAGTAGGCTTTACCATTTAATATTGGCATATGTTTACTCCTTCATTAAGGTTATTATTGTTTCGTATTAACTACGAATATCTCAGTATATAATTATAATCTATAACAATATACTTTGTCAACACTAATTAAAAATAAATTTAAAACTAGTGTGTTTCTGCCCAACTCAGACCAGTCTTATACTCTGCATCTAGTGGACAATTAAGGTTGAGTTGTTCAGTTGTTTCTTTGATTGCCAACTTCACAATCTCTCCCATACTTTGTATGTCATTCTTGTTTACTTCAAACTGATATTCATCATGTATTGAAGCTACAAGTTTAACATCCAAACCTTTTGTGCGTACATGTTTAATCATGTTACGTAACCATACTTTACAAGCAATAGCACCTGCACCTTGTATGATTGTGTTAACTGCTTTATGTGGAGACCTTACATTAAATAGTCTACCATCTAAACCTTTTACTTTACCTGACTGAGCAGCTTCTTCTACTTGACTTCTAAAAGATTTAAGACGTGGTAACTCAGATAAAAATTTATCAATAAGTTTTTTACCAACTGCCATATCTTTTGAGCCAATTATTTGTGCAATCTTTTTTGCACCTGCTCCAAACAGAAAAGCATATATAAAAGTTTTAGCTTGGTCTCTATCTGATAGTCCTGCCATGTTCATATTCTTTGTATGAATATCACCATTCAATATCTCATGTGTATACTCAGGTGTGTTAATATAATGTGCTAACATTCTTAACTCTAGTCCTGAAGCATCAGTACCAAAGATAACATGAGTATCAGGTTTATCAGTTGTCCATACTTCTCTACACTCTTTACCATAAGGTGAATATGTAGCAGGTATCTGAGCCATGTTTGGCGAGTGATGACTCATTCTACCTGATACACAACGCAAAGTAAGGACACGACCATGCACTCTTCCAGTGGTTTGATTAACAACATCAAGCCAAGAAGAGATTTGAGACGTTCTCTTTTTTAATAATAAATATTCAGCTATCAATTTAGCTTCAGCTATATTATCTATCTTTGATAGTACACCCTCATCAACAATAGGTGAACCTTTATCAGTAAACTTATTTGGTTTCCAACCTAACTTCATAAGTCGTTCAGCTATTTGTTTACGAGATGCAAGATTAAATTCTTGATAACTAACTTTAGTAAAAGGCACACCCTTTACATACCCACGAGATTTATTATTTACTTTAGGTATGAACTCTTCCTCAATCTTTAATGGTGGAAAAGTTTTGTGTACTTCTTTTTCTAACTGTTCAGCTTTATCTTCAAGCATTGCATGTAGACCACTAGCTTTCTGTTGGTCTATATAAAAACCATTGTCTTCTTGTTTAGAAACAATGGAACGTATGTCATGCTCAAGTCTCAAAGAATAATCTGAGAATCTTTTACCTTCAAGTTTCAAATGATTATAAACTTTATGTGTCAGTTCAACATCACGTCTACAATAGGTAAGCATCTCTTCACTAAACTCAGAGAAGTTATTGAACTCAAGTTTGTTGAATCCAAATCGTTTACCCCAAGAATCTAATGAGTGTCCATTCTCACGTTCAGGATTGTATAGCTGAGACATAATTAAAGTATCTTCAATCTGTCCAATAGTAATCTTTGTGCCAGTCAATCTATTTAATACTGGTGCATCAAAAGAAATACCATTGTGCATAATAATTTTATCTGCATGTTTATTTATAAATGCAGGAAACTTATCATAACAATCTTTACCAACGAAAGCATAGTTCTCATTTGACTCCATGTTTCTAGCTACAATACAATGTATCTTTGTTGCATCTAGTGCATCTGTTTCTATGTCAACTACTAAATTCATTATAAACTAATATACTCCTTAATTGTTTTAACATCAAATAGTTTTTGTAAACTAATTAAATACATTCGTGAAGCATTATGGTCTCCACCATTTACAGATACCTTTCTCTCTAAAGAGTCCAGTATCTTTTTTAGATTCTCAGTTTTAAATACTAACGTGGCATAAACATCTTCACCCACACATAGATTATGAAACCAATAGTCAGCTTCAGTTGCATTGATACCTGAAGGTTTACCATAACATTCATATTCAATAGCTATGTTACCAGTTCTTTTCCAAACATCACGTTCAGATTTAACTTCAATCTTTTTATCTTGAAGCATATCTTTAATTAAGTCTTCTCTGACTTTGCCATAAGCTAAATCAATATCAAACTTTTTTCTGTCTTTACTCTTGGGTTTCAAACTCATCTGCATTCTCCTTAAAAGGGTTATCTATTTCAGTCATTCTACCATTCTCAGTAGAATAAAGTAAGTAAGAACCTACCCCAGTAGTTCCTGCGTATCTATTTTTAAGCACACGAATAGTTGAAGTATTTTTTGCAATCTCATCATCATCTTGTTGGTTTCTTTCCATACCAATCACTGCATCAGATAACTGTGCGATTGAATGTGAACCACGCAAGTGTGATAATGAAACTTGTTTACCCTCTTCGTGTCCTTTGTCATTGTCAAGTCTTCGTAAGTGACAAGCTAACAACATACCTATCTTAGCTTCGTGACATAAGCTACGAAGTTTAGTCATAAGAATGTCAATAGCTTTTCTTTCATTACCATCATCTCTACCTGATATAATTAAACTTAGATGGTCAACGAATACCCATTTACAATCACAACCTTTAGCCATATAACGAATACGATTGATAACATCATCATCATCCATAGAACCAAAGTGGTCAAACAAAACTAATCTTCTATCACCTTTGAGTTCTTCAGACCACTTCTTTAAATCAGACTTGTCTTGCTTCTTCCACTCTTCAGGTTTGTGAAGTTCTTTGTTTGCATGTATACCTACCAAACCTCTGAATGTTCTTTTCTTTTCTTCTTCTAAAAACAAAAGACCAATCTTATCTTCAGTAGTTTTCCATATATGATATACAAGTTCACGAAGTAAACTTGACTTACCCATACCAGTACCTGATGTGAGTGTAACCAATTCACCAACACGCATACCATATAATTTTTTATTTAAACCTTGAAAAGGATAGGGAACAGAGTCCACTTCTTCCTCAACCCATAAGTCATCAACGACATCATCATATGTCACAATACCTGCAGGTGTATAAGGTTTAGCATCCCACCAAGTACGAGTAAACTGCTCACGTTTACCTGCCTTTAAATATTCGTTAGCATCTTTCAATTCAAGATTAACTATCTTACATTTATTAGGTGGAAATATTTCTGATACTTTATTAGCAGTTTCTCTACCAATACTATCACTATCAAAACATATCACAATATTCTCAAAGCTATTTAAGTATTCAAAGTTTTGTTTACAATCTCTGACTGCTGAAGCTACACCATTCTTAATAGACACAGTAGCATAACGACTACCAGTCATTTGAAAGACTGCCATAGCATCACACTCACCTTCAGTAATTGTAATGTACTTCTGTCCACTTGTAAACAAGTGTTGACCAAACAATTCAGACTCAGCAAAGTTACCTTGAGTTGTAAACACTTTAGGTAATGCTCTAATTTTATTAGCAATATGCTTACCTTGTGCATTATAAAATGGATAGATATGTTTTGTTACCATTCCATTATTGGCTAGTGTCGTTACCCCATACTTACTTGCAGTTTCTTGAGAGATATTTCTATCTTTCAATTCAGTTCTGTCACCTACATATAAATCAGAATAACTATTTACATTATTTGTAATAGGTGTTACTTCCACTCCTTCTCCTTTCTCAAAGTACCCACAGTCAGGTGTAAAACAATGTGCACCATCAGTATATCGTGCAAGATTATTTTTACTACCACATTTAGGACACTGTTCATGTCCAATAAATTTACTTTCCATTTTTAACATTCAACCCCCTAGTGTATTGTTTCTTTATTTTTTCCCATGATTGGTTCAAATATTTCATCACCTTGAGTAGGTGGCTCACCCATACCCAACGCAATAAGTTCTTGAGCAGTATCATTTAATGCATTTTGCATTGTAAGAAAACCATAGTATTCTTTTTCAGCTTTCATTATAGCTGTAATAGATAATGCTCTTGCCATAAGATATACAGTCTCAGGCGAATCATACTTCTCAATTAAATCAAGAACTATAGTATGAAACTTTTTTATAATATCTTCCTTTTGTTCTTTGGTTAAACTATTTTCCACTGTCAACTCCTTCCATCATTTCAACAAAACCATTTATATCTTTCAATGAAACTTGTTTAATATTTGTTTCACCACTTGCAGTTAGTATAAAGTCAACAACTGAAGTAGGTATATCATCATGACTTTTAAATTTAGGTATCATCATTAACTCCTTCTGAAAAACCTTTCATTAATAATTGTTTAGAATTATATTCTTGTATACTAATACAATAAATTAATTTGTCAAGATACCATTTAGCTTTTTTTAAATCTTCTAAAGGTTTTCCTTTGTAATCGTATCTCCACATATACTTTACAACATTAGCTTTTAAGTAACCAACAAATTCTTTGTCACTCATTGAAGCTTGTATTGCATCTATACATTCAATCCCATGTTTATTATAATGCCTGGGATTATTTACATTATCGTATTTTTTTGTATGCGTGTCCATATTCTTTGTCCTTTCTTTTTTTACCAAACTCTTTTGGTGTGTCACACTTAATTGCCTTAACTTTAAATGGTGGTTTAACTTGTTTATATATTTTCTCAACATTAGTTTGACAACCATTAAAAAGTTCAGGTAAAACTTTTGAATAAATTTTATTGTTGTATTCAATCCAAACTGTAATTAAAAAATAATTAAACATATTATCTAATCTCTAATGGCATTGGAACGATACATTGTTTTTCCTGCACTGGTATGTACTTAGGGTCAATAGGTACACCTTCAATTAGTTTTTGTCTTATCAAATGAT